TCCCGCCGCAAAAGGAGTGGTGTCGTTTAGAGGCTGGGTCTGGTGTCCCAGAGCCACAACGGCCACAGGCACAGGCAGCCCTAGACGCATACACAACCCGTATGTTTGAAACTCTGCGTCAGACTAACTTCGATCTTGCTATGGGTGAGTTCCTTCTGGATCTGTGCGTAGGCACTGCCGTTATGATGGTGACGCCTGGTGATGAGGCTACCCCTATTCGCTTCACGCCTATCCCACAATATCTTGTCGCAATCGAAGAAGGCACCTTTGGCAATGTAGATAACGTGTACCGCAAGCTGCGTATGAAGGCAGAAGCGATACCACAAGAGTTCCCAGATGCAGAAATAACTACTGAGTTAGCTGAAGCGATAGCAAATTCCCCATCTAAAGAGATCGATCTGATGGATGCGGTCATTTATGACTATGAGCGTGGAGTATATTGTTATCATGTTGTCTGGCCGCGTAAGCGTCAGGAGCTAGTCTACCGCACAATGAAGTCATCTCCTTTCATCGTGGCTCGGTATATGAAGGTTGCCGGTGAGATATATGGCCGTGGTCCTCTGGTCACAGCAATCTCTGACATTAAAACGCTGAACAAAACTGTTGAGCTGGTACTAAAGAATGCTTCTTTGGCTATCTCAGGTGTCTATACAGCAGCAGATGACGGGGTTCTTAACCCTCAGAATATTAAGATACAGCCTGGATCAGTCATAGGCGTTGCTCGCAACGGCGGTCCACAAGGCGCGTCACTGGCACCTCTGCCAAGGGCCGGTGACTTTAATGTGAGCCAGATCGTAATGAATGATCTGCGTATGAACGTGAAGAAGATCCTGATGGATGACACGTTACCGCCTGACAATATGTCGGCACGATCAGCAACAGAGATTGCAGAAAGGTCTCGCGAGCTGGCAACTAATCTGGGGTCTGCCTTTGGGCGCTTGATCGATGAGACAATGGTTCCGATCGTATCACGCATTTTGTACATTCTGGATCAACAAGGATACATTGACTTGCCGCTCAAGGTGAATGGTGTTGAGGTTAAGGTAACGCCGGTGGCTCCTTTGGCTCAGGCCCAGAAGTTACAAGAGGTAAACGATGTTGTGCAATTTATGCAGATCGCGAACGCTCTCGGACCACAAGGCCAAGCGGCATTGTCTATCCCAAGGATAGCAGCGTTTATTGCCGAAAGAATGAATATAAAACAAGAACTGCTTACCACACCGGAAGAGCAGCAAATGATGATGCAGCAGATGCAGCAAGCAATGGCAGCGGAACAAGGCCCACCCGCTGTTGATGATGGTGGGGCCACAATGGAGGCGATGCAATGAGTTCACCCGATGGCTGGGAAGGTTTGACCCAGGCAACAATTGAGGCCCCGAGGGCCGCAGATATAGATCTTACCTATGGCAAGGTGTTTAAAAGCACGGAGGGGGCAAGAGTGCTAAGTCATTTGCGAAGTATTACGATCGAACAACCGACTTGGTTCCCAGGAGAAGATGCGAGCTTTGGTTATGTCAGAACGGGCATGGCCGAAATGGTTCGCATGATTGAAAAGAGAATAGAAAGGTCAAACAATGGCTGAAGCAATGGCGGAGCAAATAGAGCCAGAAGCTCCAATGATAAACGTGACAGAGCCAGAAGCGCCACAAGAAGATGCGCCTGTGCAAGTTCATGAAGAAGTAGAGGGCCAGGAGGATGTTTCGGATGATGAGCCACTAGATCGCCCTGATTATTACCCTGAGAAGTTTTGGGATGAGGATGGTCCTGATGTTGAGAAGCTGGCAAAAAGCTATGCTGAGTTGGAAAAGAAGTTTAAGTCGGGCAAGCATAAAGCACCGGAGCAGTATGATGTATCTGCACTTGCGGATCAGGGTTTGGATGCTGAAGATCCAACTGTCTCCGTATATCAGGATTGGGCTAAGGAAAACGGGATTAGCCAGGATGCTTTCGAAGATCTGGCGGGGCGTGTATTAGCTCTATCTAAGGATGAACAAGAGAGCGTAGAGTACGATCAGCGTGCAGAGATGGAGAAGCTCGGCGTCAATGCGTCTGAGAAGATCCAGATGACAGAGCGTGTATTGATGAAAGCGCCACTGAATAACTCTGAGCGTGAAGCGATAGCATACTCACTAAACAATGCTGATGCTATCAATGCGTTCTTAAAGTACCACCAGGCGATTACGAATGAGAACATTCCTATAAAGCCAACAGTCGCGCAATCAGACTTTTCTAGGTCAGATCTTGAGTCTGCAATCGCAGATCCTCGATGGAAAAGCGATGCCGCTTGGCGTACAGGTATGGAAAACAAATGGTTCCAATCTCAGAATAAATCCTAAACTCTTGCAATAAGTATCGCTTGCGTGTAATTTAGCTGTAACGGCTAACCGCACTCGGCCCGTTAGATGTAGTAATCTACTGGTTGGCGCGGCCATAACGCGCAAGCGACCGCCCGAAGCCTCGGATAACGGAAGCGTTGGATTGAAACGCAAAAAGAGGTTTTGCTCATGGCAATTAATGTCTCAACGGCGTTTGTTGATCTCTTCGATTCTGAGGTTAAACAAGCGTATCAAGCCGAATCGCTGCTTCGCGGCACGATGCGGACCCGCAGCGGGGTAGCTGGTAACACTGTAAAGTTCCCAACAATTGGGAAAGGTGTTGCAACACTCCGCGTACCACAAACTGATGTCACTCCACTGAACGTAACTTACGGTCAGGTAACTGCAACAATGTCAGATTTCATTGCAGCAGAATATTCCGACATCTTCCAACAGTCGCACATCAACTTCGATGAGCGCTCTGAGTTGGTTCAAGTAGTATCTAAGTCTATTGCTCGTCGCATGGACCAGATCTGTATTGATGCTTTGAATGCCGCTACCGGCACATCTGCTGTTGCAACAACAGTAGGCCCAGGTGGTAACACTGACATGAATATCGAGAAGCTACGCGCAACAGCAAAGGCTCTTAACGAGAAGAACGTTCCTTCTGAAGAGCGTTATTTGTTGATGCACGCAACACAACTCGATTCATTGCTCGGTGAAACTGAGATCACAAGCCAAGACTTCGCTGCTGTAAAGGCACTGGTCCAGGGTGAGATCAATACTTTCATGGGCTTCAACATTTTGACAATGGGTGATCGTGACGAAGGTGGCATTCCTAAGCCTTCTACTCGTACCTGTTTTGCTTGGCACAAAGATTCTATGGGCTACGCTGAGTCAATGTCACAGAAAACTGAAGTAAACTATGTCGCAGAAAAGACATCGTTCTTAGTTTCCTCGATGTTCTCTGCTGGTTCCGTTGCAATCGACGGCGAAGGCATTGTCAAAATCGCTTGTACTGAAGCATAAGGAGAGTAGACAATGGCATTCGCATCTGCAAACTGGTCAACCGTTGCTGCATCCAAGAGTGGAAACGCTCCAGCGATGTACACTTACAGCTCATCCGCTGATAACTTAGCAACCGTTAAAGGATCAGGTTACTTCAATACAGTTGAAGGTCTTATCACAACTGGTGACGCCCTATGGGTTGTTGCTAGTGATAGCCAAGCGCTGTGTAAGTTAATCAATACCAGTGGCGTTATAACCGTTACTGATTTGACTACCTAATAAGGTTGGGGCGGTTCGCCGCCCCTCCCCTACTAACAGGAGTGCAACATGGCCGCCGGTGATACTTCACTTTCAATCTGCTCGGATGCTTTAATCCTGTTGGGCGCTGCACCAATCTCATCTTTCACAGAGGGTTCTGATGCTGCGCAAGCTTGTGATCGGCTCTACCCAGATGTACGCGATACACTTCTATCCAACTATCTATGGAGCTGGAGCGTAGAGAAACAACAGCTAGGCCGCTTGTCCACAACACCGGTTGATGAATGGAAGTATGCTTATCAACTCCCAGGTGACATGCTCTCTGGCGTCATAGCATTATTCCAAAGCGCTGGCTTAGGACAATCACCTGTTCGATATGGTTGGGAGATCTACGGAGATCAGATCTACACTAACTTCGAAGAGGTCTTTATTGACTATCAAGCTTCTGTAGCAGAAAGCAAAATGCCAAACTACTTTGTGCGCTTACTTCGCACGGCAGTTGCTTCTGAGCTTGCTTTTGTAATTACAGATCAGGTTTCCAAAGCTGATTATTTCCGCGCTCTGGCATACGGCTCTCCAGCCGATTCTGGCCGTGGTGGTCTTATGCGTGAAGCAATGAACGTGGATAGCCGTGGTAAGCCGCCACAAATCATTGAGGATTATTCCCTTATTGATGTGAGATACTGAAATGCGGATCATACAGTTCCAAACTAATTTCTCAGTTGGTGAGCTAGATCCACTATTGCGAGCAAGAACGGATCTTCAGCAATATCAAAACGCTCTTGAGGAAGCTACGAATGTAATCATTCAGCCCCAGGGTGGCTTTAAGCGACGTGATGGTCTTGAGTTCATTTATGATTTTGGATCTACGTTTACAGACTTCAAGGTTATTCCATTTGAGTTCAGCATCAATGATAGCTACTTGTTGGTTTTTGTTAATCAGCGCATCTATGTATTTAAGGATGGCGTTCTACAGACAAACATAAACGCTTCTGGCAATGATTACATAGCTGCATCGTCTATTACGACTGCAATGCTTGATGAGCTAAACTATACGCAAGCGGTTGATACGCTTATTCTCTGCCATGAAGATCTACAAACTAAACGATTGGTGAGAAACAGCGATACATCCTGGACGCTAGAAAACTTACCGCTCAAGAATGTTCCGCAGTATGGCTATGCCTTTACCGTTCACCAGCCTGATTTCACTATCACGCCCAGCGCTGTATCGGGAAACATTACTATTACTGCATCTGCCGCAACGACGGAAACAGGTATAGCCCAGGCTGGCGGCGCTGAGACAATTACACTTAAAGCGTCCTCCAGCTATACGGATGACCAACCAAACGGAATGTACATTACATTGACCTCTGGCACTGGCTCCGGTCAATCCCGCCATGTTGAGGACTACGTTGCTTCAACAAAAGTTCTCACGGTGTTTCCTGCGTGGGATACCGCTCCAGATGCCACAACTCATTACAAGGTTGAGCCGTTTTCTGCTGCTTCTGTTGGTGCGTATGCTCAAATTGTTGGTACATTTGGACGTGCTAGATATGTAGAGTTTGTTTCTTCTACTGAAATGAAGGCTGTTACAGAAGTAGATTTCTTTGATACCTCTGATGTTACTGCTGGTAACTGGGAGAGTGAAACCGGCTATGAAGACGTATGGTCTAACAACCGTGGCTGGCCTCGATCGACTGCATTCCATGAGGGCCGCTTGTATTTCGGTGGCTCTAAATCTAGGGCCAACACGATCTGGGGATCACGAGTTATAGATTACTTTAACTTTGATGTGGGCAGTGGTCTTGATGATGAAGGTGTTGAGGCAACAATTAACACGAACCAACTTAACGCAATTGTAAACTTATTTGCTGGTAATGATCTCAGGATCTTTACGACAGGTGGGGAGTTCGTTGTTCTTCAGACAGGCAACAACCCAATTACTCCAGCATCATTCTTTGTACGGCCTCAGACTAGGCTTGGATCAAAGGCGGGTATTCCGATCGAAGATCTCAATGGCTCTTCTCTGTTTGTGCAGCGCCAGGGTAAATCTATTAACGCCTTTCAGTTTGGCGATACGACTGCATCTTATCAGGTCCAGAACATATCCGCTCTCAGCTCTCATCTACTAAAAGATCCGATTGATATGGCGGCACGTCGAGCTGCATCTACAGATGAATCGGATAGGTTGTTTATCGTCAACGGTACTGATGGATCGATGGCGGTGTATTCTATCATGATTGGGCAGAACGTTATTGCTCCAAGCCGCTTCACAACTGACGGTAGCTTTGTTGCTGTGGCTGTAGAGATTGCTGATGTTTATGTGATTGTTAAGCGCACGATTAATGGCGCTGATAATTACATGCTAGAGAAGTTTAATCCTAATTTCACTCTGGATAGCGCTAAAAGCGGTGCAGCGGCCTCCTCAGTGAACATGAACCAACTGCAGGGTGAAACTGTATCTATTGTTCGTGATGGTGTTATAGAGCCAACTCAGGTGGTCCCAGCGTCACCATATACAATTACCTTTGTTTCACCGGCAACGTCCAGCTACCAGGTTGGTCTTGATTATACAGTAACCGCTCGGACAATGCCGTCAGAGCCGATCTTGAAATCTGGATCTGTACAAGAGTTTAAGAAGCGCATTACTCAGGTTGATGCTATTGTAAACAGCACTCAGGATATGACAGTAAACGGCAAACAGGTTCCATTTAGAAACTTTGGTGAAAGCGTGTTGGACTCATCCATAGTTCCTTTCACTGGCATAAAAACTGTGCATGGCATTCTTGGGTATAGTGGTACAGGGCAGATAACGATAAGCCAATCTGTGCCGTTAAGTATGACCGTTCTTGGTCTTGAATATCGTTTAAGTGTGGGGAATTGATATGTCTTTTTTAGCTCCATTGTTAGTCGCGGGCGGTACAGCCGTAGCCGGTACAGCCGCCGCAGTCGGTACAGCCGCAGCAACAACCGCCGCACTTTCAACAACGCAACTGGTATTGGCTGGCGCGTCTGCTGCTGGTACGGTTATGTCTGGAATGGCTCAAAGGCAGCAGTACAAAATGCAAGCAGAGCAAGCGCAGCTACGGGGCCGATCGGAAGCTATTGCCTATAAGCAGAAGGGCGCAGACGCTCTACGTAATCTAAATGAAACGCTGGCCGCAGTAATATCAAGGTCTGCTTCTGGTGGGGTAGATCCAACGTCGGGATCTTCTGCTGTGCTTCAGCAATATGCTCTTTCAGAAGGTGTTAGAGAGCATCAAATAGCGCAAGACAATGGAATACTGGCGTTAGGCCAGGCAAGCGCACAAGCTGGGATTTATCAATCTGCTGGTCGATCGGCGATGATGTCCTCTCTTGTGTCTGCCGGTGGTGCTGTCGGCCAAGGTATATATCGGTACGGACAATTAGCAGGTTAAGACATGGCAGAGCTTCCAAGATATCAGCGTATTGGCCTACAGACCCGTCAACCGCAACAGATGGACTTCGCAGCTACACGCGAGCAAGCGCGGTTGGGGCAAACAATTACTCAGCAAGTTAATCGCATGTCTGACTTTGCCTTTAAACAAGGCGCACAAGCTGCTGAAATTAGAGGTCAGGAGCGTGTTCGTGACGAAGGCGCACGTCCTACCTTGGAAGCGATACAAGAGAAGGGTGGACCGTCTACGATCGCAGAGCGCACCGCTTATGCTTTGGGAAGTCGTGTCGCTGTAGCTGAAATACAAAGCGAAGCAGAGCTTGAGATCTCAAAGATCTTAAATAACGCTGAAAGAAATCAAACATCATTTACTGCTGTTCAAGCGCAACTCGCAGATATTAAAGATGGTTACTCTGCTTCATTGAGCGCAATAGATCCAGAGGCAGCAATTATGCTGCAAACGCGCCTTTCCTCTGGAATAGCAAAAGCAGAATCAAGATATTCAAATTATTATGTTAAGATGCAAGCATCAAGGGTGGGGGCTAAAGTAAACACCGCCGCTGATGTTCAACTTGAAAGTGTTCTTGCAAATGCAATTTTGCCTGGAAGTGGTCCAAGTACCATTAAAGATAATATTGCTGAGAGCGTTGACTTGCTGATTGGTTTGGGGGCCAATAAAAAAACTATACAATCTTTTACAGAGCAAGCATATGACGCTGCCATAAAAGAAAATACCATTTTTAAATTCAATTCATCAGATCTTAATACGCAAGCCGAAATGCTTACCAGCATGGAGACCAAGCCTGTTGAGGGTATGTCTCTGGGCCAAACCCAGACTTTCCGTAAATCATTGCGTGCAGATTATAATTCTAAGCTTAACGTTGCTAAGGGTGAGGCGGCGTCTGTTATATCTGATGTTAATGAGCTGTCTCGCGTTCTGGCTTTAGGTGGTATGCCAAGCGCAAAAGATGTTTTAACGTTATCTCAACGCGCAGACAATGTTGGAGACTTTGGCGCGGGTGCTAGGGATGCAATTGGCACTTTAAAGTTTAACATGGAAAAGGCTGGTGCATTTCGCAAAATGACCCCGGAAGA